CACTCGTGGAGCTACTCCTATTGTTCCTAGGGGACCGCAACTCACCACTGGCCAACGTGCACAGGAGTTTGCAACTTCTGCGATGCAGAAAGTACGTGGTGGTATTGAGGCCGCTGGCACTGCTCTTGGTGCTGTTCCAACTGGCCGTCTTGGTCTGATTGGCGGCATGGTTGCCCCAGTCATGGGTGCCATTGAAGAAGCACAAGCAGGTCGTCCTACTGGTGCAGCTGGTGCTCTTCTTGGTGGTGGTGCAGGTGTTGCGGCTGGTGCTGCAGTTGCCAAAATGCTTCCCGGCCCTTATGGCAAGATTGCTTCTGCCGTTTTACCAGCCATTGGTGGCATGATTGGCGCTCCCGTGGCTGCGCAGGCATCTGAGTCTGTTCGCCAGAAAGCAACCGGTGAACCCACCAAAGGTAAGGAAGGTGAGTTTTCCACTCAGATGGCGATGGCCAAACAAATGGGTGAGCTTGGTGCTACCCAATATCGCAATCAGATGGGCACTTATACCAGTGCAATAAAGGATCTTTCAACCCATTACTCCAATCAATCTTTCCTCGACCTTCAGCGCAATGTTCCAATCATCGAAAAGATGAAGAACAATGAGTTGATTCGTCAACAAGCTCTGATGAATACCCAAGGTCAGCTTCAAAGCCAACTTGGTGTTCTTGCTACCGCTGGTGCCCTGGCCCAAGGTGCACAAGCTGAGACTGGCGCAACACTCCGTACGGCATTGACCGCTGCTCCTTACGCAGGTTCTGTGCTGCAGGCTCCCCAAATTCGCTTCGGGTGATCGATATGGCTGACGCTTTGCTTCCCTTTAAGCTGTCCCAAGTCAATTATTCAATGCCAGGGATTAAACCCTTGGACTTGAATTCAAATACCACTGGCCTTGCCGTTGGTACCGGCTTTGCTTTAGGGACAGAGCCTCCTCTTGCTGGTCGCTACGCAGAAGCCGTTGGCGAACCACGGAAGAAGACTGCGGCTGAGAAGATGAAAGAAACCATGGAAGCAGCGGGAATCGATCCCAATACTCCCATGGGAAGCATGTTTGCTCTTAACTTAATCAATAAGTACGAAGCAGACGATACGGATAAGTTAAAAGAGCAGGGCGAATACTTCTTTGATCTCATTCAACGTAATGCAGATCGTGCCCAGGAACGCGCTAAAGAAGCAACTGTGATTGCTGGTTTAGTTGATCTTCCTAAGCAGTTTGAGAAGGCTATGGATCGTCGTTACACCTTCTTCCCCGAAACACTGCAGATGGTGAGGGAGAACGTGATGAAACCGTCTTACTTCTCCGGCAATACAATTGGTCAATACCTATAAGTAAAATAGATACAAAGGAGATTGTCATGTCATTTTTCGATAACCCAACTTTTGGTGTTGATACGGCCGGCGCTTTTGGTGGCGTTGGTGATGCTTTAGGTGGTGGCGGTTTTACCGGTGGTTTTGGCGGCCTTAACGTTGGTGGCTTTACTGGTGCTGCTCCAAGCTATGGTGGCGGCGGTGGTGGATTCGGGGGACTGGGGGCGCTGATTGCTGGTCGTCTTGGTACTACCCTCCTGGGACAATCAAACACCCAAGCTTCTGCTGCTAATGCAATGGGCACTGGCATCGGTATGTTTGATGTCAACGCAGGTGTTACGGCAGCTAATCGTCGTCGTTCTTTGTTTGACGAAACGCAAGCACCGATTATTGCTTCCAGGATCAAGATGAATCCTGATTATCGTCGTGGTCAATTAAGGGATACTTTACGTAATCCTGGTATCGCTGGTCGTTACTCTGCGTTTATTGGTTGATCAACAGACGTTAAAATAAAAAGATAAAAGAAGGGATCGTTTGTAGAGATGGCTTTTAACTTTGGTGGTGCAGCCGGAGGAGCCTTATCGGGTGCAGCTACTGGATCTACGTTTGGTCCCATCGGAACGATTGCCGGTGGTTTGATAGGCGGTCTTAGCGGCGCCTTTGGTGGTGGCGGTGGCAGTCAGTTCCTCCCTGCGGAATTGATGCAACGTTACATGGATATTGGCCTTGCTGATATTAAGCCTCCCCAGTGGAAGAAAAAATTAGATATCCAAGATGCACGCATGTATGCTCGCTCCGGCGATCGTGGAGCTTACGAAGACACTCTTCGCAATCTGGTTGAACTTTATCCAACCGAGAAACGGTATGGCAAAGCTTTACGCAAAAGCTTAAAGAAAGATGTTGACCTTGCTCAGTCTGGTTTCAACGTAGCTGATCAGATCTATACCAACGCAGGTCTTAGTTTTACGGATGATCAATTCCGTGACATGGCCAAGAGTGCCGAGAAGTCTGGCATCAGAGGCTCGTCTGCATTTGGCGACTTCTTGAAGCAAAACCTCATTGCACAAGGCAAGATGTTGACTCCTCAACAGGAGCAACTTTCTTACATCTTTGGTGGCCGCGCCTTCCCGCGCACTTCTGAGGGCTACTATACAACTTACGGTTCCACCGCGAAATAAAAATCATGGCAAACAATAAAAATAAAGACAAAACCCCTAAGCCTCAGAAGAATCCTCAAAAGTTCTTGCAGAGCTTTGGCTCAAAAATTAATGTAGGGGAAGTCAAGAAATTTGAAGCCAAGTTCCCGGATAAACCCCTTCAAAGCGTTATTAAATACGACAAAAAGAATAAAGATGTCAAATTAAAACCTGGGGCCAAAAAATATATCAAAGGCACCAAGCCAGGTGGTCCAGACGATAAAGATAGGTCTGGCGGCGGCAATCGTCCTTTAGATGATGGTACCGGTATCTTTGGCATCATGCAAGAGGCTCAAGAGAGCCTTGCCAATATCATTGGTGGTTATGACGTACAGACTGCTCAGATCGGTGCCGATGCAACAACGAAAGCAGCAGGCATCCGTGGAGAAGCTGATAAGTATGTTGCAGACGCGTACTCTGGCGCACAACGCTATGGTGCTGATCGTGAGCTAGAGGGCACTAAGTACTCAGCGGATAAAGAGTCTGAGTGGCGTCAAGCTGTTGCAGGCATCGAAGTCAAGGGCCGCCTGGATCTCCAGCCCATCATTAACGCTGGTCTTGAGAAGGTTGCAGGCATCGAAGCACAAGCAAGCCGTGACGTTGCTGACATCACTGGCAAGTACAACGTGGAAGGCATCAAGACTCGTGGTGAGTTTGATGAGAAGATTGGACGCATTGGTTTGGCCGGCAGCATGTACGGCCTCATTAGTTCTGCCTTCGGCTAATACTGATTAAAATAGGTACATTACCCAGCGATAACGATGACCACTTCCAGCTCTTCTACTGATTATTTTGATATCTCCAAGTTCCAGGAATTACTGGATAAACTTGAAGCATCTAAAGGTCGTCAAAAGCGTCAAGAAGCTCTTGAAGATCGTAAAGGCCAGTTTGCCGCTGGCATTGCCAATGTCATGAGCAACTTCTGATTTAAGGTATAGTAAACAATGACAACCAGCGTACCCGCAGGTCAAACCGATGTCGATGACTGGTTTGATCTAGACAAATACAAGCAAGCTGCAGAGGTTGCTTACGGCTTCTCTAAGAAGAAGATGGAAGAGGCTGGAACCCAAGAACGGGAGACGATTGGTAAAGGTGCCACAGAACAAAGAACCTCTGCTGAACAAGCCCAGCAGTTCAAGCAAACGGACGAGGCCCGCGACTACAACCAGGCCCAACGAGCTTATCGATATTGAGTTATTCGACCAGTGGGTCGATAACTTAACGTCTTCTGAACAGGAATTCTTTACGGATTTCGCCAAGAACACCTTTTCAATCATCGAGTGCTATCTCTATGCCAGGTTCCTTGGCTATAGGGGTAGCATCACTGCGTGTGACCATTGGGTACGTAAACACTATCCCAAGCCTGATCACCGTAAGAAACTTCTGTATGAAATTGAGGAGATGCAGGAGGACATCCGCAAGCTCCGTGATGACGTAGATAATGGCATTGTAAAACGTGATGCAGGTGTGGCACGTATCGCTGGGATGCAAAAAGAATTGCGTGGCACCATTGCACAGATTGAACAGTTCACCGGCAGCCGTGATCGCAAAGGATTGCTAATGGCTGGAGCTGACCGAGCCATTCGTGAGTTGATGGCAATCTTCAAGGATGACCCCATTGAACTTCCTCTGGAAGAAGCCTCAATGAGTGTGTGGGCTAAAATGCAATATGAAGAGAGTTAACTTAAACTCAATATATGAATCCCTCTCCACAGGCTCAATCTGCACCAGATGCTCGTCTTGCGGGTGGGATGATTAACGTCGTTCAGCAACTTCAAAAGAATCGAGATCGATTTAGTGGTGCCCGTCAATTACAGGGCGCCCCAATCGGAGGAGAAGCTAAAGAAGGAGCAGAAGTCCTTAACGCCTTACGCGATAGAAAAGCTGATGTCCAAAAGCAAAATGCCTCCAGAGCTCCTGGCGCACTTCAAGGAAAAGGGCGAGAAGAACCAGGACGGGAGCGAAATGTCGGACAAGGACAAGCGCAAAGCAGCTTTAGATAAGGCACGTAAGTATCAAGAACAGAAGCGTAAGAAAGGCAAAGAGTAATGGCTGTTAACGAAGATCTCTACAGCTGGATGCTAAAAACTCAGGGCATGCCAGCTGTTGAGTGGTACCGCAATAACCCAAGCAAACCTTCTGAATCTAATCCTCATCTTCCTAAAGGTACTTATGTACCCAAAGCCAGTGCAGATGATCCACAAAAGGGACAATTTGCATCTACGGTAGATCCTTATAAATCCAAAACATTAATAGCTTCGGGTCCTAGCCCCAAGGCTCAACCATTTGACGATTATCTAAATAGTCTTTACGAAAAAGCAAGCGCTCAATACGAAGAACAAAAGAAAGGATATCCTTCTCTTCCCTCTGAGGTCGCATCTGCCTCTCGTGGTTCTGATATTTTTTACTATCCGAATTATGGCGAGTACGGTGGATATGTTTCAAAAGTAAACCCAGATAAAGAACAAGTCGCCAGGGTTCAAGGCTATATTTCCCAAGGTCTGGATAAAGACCCTAAATCTCCTTTATACGGTCAAAACCTTTCCAATCTCCTTAGGACAACCGGAGGAGGTGGATGGCATGTTGGTGCTGCATCTGCATCTGATCCAGAACCTTTACAGTATGGCCTAGAAAACGTAGGACTTGAATCCTATCGTGCTCCAAGAAAAGCTTCGGCAATTAGCAGCATTTTAGAAAACATCTACTCAAAAGAATCAGGTGGTAAATCACTGGATGATTTATTGAAAGAAGGAGGTGGCTCTGATGACTCTTTAATTGCAGCTGAGTACGGTGCAGGGTTCCCCAAGCAACCTGCTTGGATGAAGCAAATCGAAGCTGAATACAATAAAGTCAAAGACAAGCCTTATAGCCCTGGTACGCCAAAACCTGGTCGCGGCATGGGCGACACTTGGGAAGGTCCTGTAAGAGAAGCGTCAGGTCCCAGTGATACTAATTATTCCGTTGCAACTGCTTTGAGTGGTTCTGACGAACAACGTCAACAGCAAACCTTCCAGGCTGAGTACGATCCGCAGAAAGCTCAAACTGCTAGTGCAGCAGCTAAGGCTTATAAAAAGGCAGCTTCTACAGAAGATCCTTTCCGCAGTCAAGCTGCATTCGGCTAGTATTTAGTCACTACCGGTGATTGAATCTAGTGCCTGCATATCAGCACCTTGCATATAGGCGTAATGCTCGTGCGGCTGCACGTCGGCAACAGATTCGTCCTGCAAAGAATCTTGAAACCTTGCAAGAAGCAAGGGCAAATTTTGGCTTCTTTTGTGATTACGTAGCAGATAAACCTCCGGCTGAACACCACAAGGAATGGCACCGGCACTTTGTGACAGAAGAGGACAGTAGCTGCCTCCTCAAGATTGCCGGACCCAACATTGACCTACTTGCCCCACGGGGTTCCGCCAAAAGCACCATCCTTGGTTTGTTTACCGCATGGGCGATTGGCATCCACACGATGGCCAAGAAGCCACTGCAGATCCTGTATTTGTCGTACACGGTTGATATTGCCAGATCCAAGTCGGCTACCATCAAACGGATCATTGAAAGCAAGCGATACCAGGAAGTTTTTCCAACCGTACGTCTTCTGAAAAACGTCACCAGTAATGAGTACTGGTCCATTGACCACAAGTTTGCTGGTATTGATACCACGGGTGAAGAACAATTCACACTCTGCGCTGCAGGTCTAAAAGGTTCCGTGACCTCCAAGCGTTCTCACCTGGTTATCATTGATGACGCTATTAAGTCTGCCGCAGACATTTCAAACCCTGACATCCGTAAACAGATGCAGGACAACTGGAACGCGGTGATTGCACCCACCATGTTTGAAGGTGCCCGGGCGATCTGTCTTGGTACGCGCTTCCGTCATGACGACATCCACTCGACAACATTCAATCCACAAAACAACTGGATGCAGATTGTGTTGTCTGCAATCTTGAATGATCCCAAGACAGGGGAAGAAAAGTCGTACTGGCCAGAGATGTGGTCTCTGGACTACTTGCGTGAAAAGAAACGACAGGCACCAATTGCTTTTTCGTTCCAGTACATGAATCAGATCGTCAGACAGAATGAGCTGTCCCTGGCACCTGAACTAATTGTTAAGGCAGAGATTGCCACTGAATTTGACGCCCTTGGCATTGGTGTTGACTTGTCTGCTGGAACGAAAGAAAAGAATGACTATACGGTGATGGTCTTAGGTGGACGTATCGGGGATGCTGTGCACATCATCGATTACCGCCGCTTGCGTGTCATGGGCAACCTTGAAAAACTTGATGCCATGAAGGAGCTTCTCAACGACTGGTCCATCCTTGGCAAGGATGACAACGGCAATTATTTCCCAACTTACTCAACGTGTGACATCTGGAGTGAAGCGGTTCAGTACCAGGCTTCCCTGGAGGCGGACTTCAAACGAGTATGTCTTACCAATGAGAGCTTGTACAACTTAATCTGGCACCCCGTCAAAGGGTTCCGGTCAGATAAGTTGGCTCGTTTCCGTGGCATCATGGGTATGTTTGAAGACCGCAAGATTATCTTTAATCGTTTCCGCAACTTTACTGCCATGTTTGAGGAACTGACTAACTTTGGTGTCAGTAGTCATGATGACTGTGTTGATGCATTAGTCTGGCTTGTAACCGGCTTGGCAAGAAAAGGTCAGCTTCAGATTGATTACTAAACTTTAGAATAGAAAGAAAAGTAATACGCCGCCGTGGGTCCGGAGTACATAGCCATTGGTCTTACGGCCATTGTATCTGCTGTTACAGGTGGATCCTGGGCGGCGAATAAAATACTTGATAGGCAGCAGGAGAGAGTCCAGCAGGCCTTTGATTACATTGGGTCTCAAAAACGTAGGATTGACATCTTGGAAGATCAAATCAACCGTATGCCAATGGAATACGTTCTTAAGGTTGATTTCTTAAGGGAGATCCAAGAAATGCATAGCAACTTCCGTGAAATAAACAATAAGCTTGATAAGCTAATGGAGAAAATTCTTTCAGCCAAATGAGTTACGTTCTTGAAGTCCAAGAGGACGAAAACGGAGATCAATACATCGTCTTCCCAGATGAAGTCATCGAAGAGCTTGGTTGGCAAGAAGGTGATCTGTTGAATTGGGATGTACGCGGCGAAGGCATCATCATCTCCAAAGTCAATGATCCTTCTGGTTACGAAGTCATAGAAGACTAAAATAAAAAGAACGCAGGAGAAGGTATGGACTTTGAGTTGGCTGGTCGTTATTTCGGCAGTGCGTTTGGCTCCGCACCTGTCGACTTATTGATGCAGGTTCAACCAGGGGAAGAAGCTTCCACAAAACCATACGAAACAATGGGACAGATTACGTCTCCCCGTCTTCCGTCTCCTCTAAAAGCATATGATCTGATTGCACCCAAACGTCAGAGTGGCCGCTTTTCTACAGAGCCACTAAGCAAAAGAAAAGCCAGGTAAAATAAAGAGATCATAACCCTAGATAAATGATACGTTATTACGGCGAGAGTAATGTCCCTGGTGCGCCAGGTCAATCTTTCCTTGCTGGCGGAAACTTCATGGGTGGTCAGGGCAGTCAAATTAACCCTGAAGCTTTTAAAAGAGATTCCCGTCAACAAAAAATTTACAACAAAGGAGTTGGCACGGACAACCCAAACGAAAAGGAAATTTTCCTTCGTCGCACTGGTCCTCAACTTCCTTTGGCCCAAGGCATGCCAGGTATGATGGCAATGGGCAATGTGGGCGCACTTGTTGATAATTCACAGTTTTACATGGGGCCACAACTTGGCCAAATGCCTGTTGGTTTTCAGAACAAGTTTGTTTCCTGAAAACTGCTACCATTAAAAGAAAAGGGGAATAGTTAATGGCTGACGCTAAGGCCAGGCTCCAAGAAATCATCAATGCCTATCTTGATAAAGATAGCAACATTGTTGTTGATACTGGCATCGTTGCGTCTCACATTGCGCAGATGAAACTCTTTGGTATCCGCCAAGGAGTTGAGTTCTTCCCTACCCAGGACAACTTCGGTGCACAACGCAAGGACTTCCTTGATCGTGTACTGAAGTACAACAAGATGGATACACGCCTGGATTCAATCTGGGAGTATTTTCTTTGTGATGGCCAGGGTCTGTTCTATATCCGTCCTACCAAAAACAACTACCGTCTCTATTACTTCCGTCAGCACGAGTACCGTTCGTACTACAACGTTGACGGTGAGCTTGACGAGGTTGTGATCATCTACAGCTATAAGGTCAAACGCGGCAACGGCTTTGGCGATCAGATCAATACCACCAACATCACAGGGTCCAGTTCAACCTACAACCCTGGAGCAAAACGTTACATTCGTTTGTCCATTAAAGCAAACGAAATTGAAGAAACGCATTCAGAAGGTGAGCTTACCTTTGACATGCCGACGTATGCCTTGACGGGCAGCAGCAAGAAGTTACGTAATTCTCTTGGGTTCATTCCCTGCGTTGAGATCTTCAATAATCCGCAGGGCTTCTCATCGGAAGGTATCGGTGACTTTGATTCCATGGCGAATCACATCGTTACTCACGATGACTTGATGCGAACGATTCGCAAGAACATTACCTTCTTTGGTAACCCGACTCTGCTGTCGTCTCGCCCCAAGACTGACCTGATTGAGTCCGGTGGTGACTCTGTTGTTCAGCGTCCTTCTATTGCAGCGAACTCTGGCTTTGCAAGTCCGTCTCCAATGAGTCGGTCCATGTTTAAAGCTGATCCCGTCAGCCGTGGTGTTGATGGCCAGCTCAGGGTGCCGCGTGTGATCGCAAACCTGGAGCCAAACGACCGTGTTGGCTATATCGTTCCTGATGCAATTACCGGTGATCAAAACTCATTTGCCCGTCAGTACCGCGAAGAAATTCGTACTGCTCTTGGCGGTGTGGATGAGCTGTCGATTTCTGCTGGTGTTACTGCAACTGAATACAAATCCCTATTTGGGCGGGTCGCTGCGACATCTAAGAAAAAAGCAAATGCCATTTATACCCACGGCATCTGTAGGTGCCTTGAGTTAATTATTTATCAGGAAGAACAGCTCTTCCGTTCTACGTTGGCTGCAGCCGCTGGTATTGAGAAGCCAGTACCTCTGCCTCCTGGTGCACCAGCAGAAGCTGAGCAAGGTTATCAAGACGCTCTTCAGGCGTACAACGACCAGCTCAAGAAACTTATGATGGCGTTAATTGAGACCCAGATGATTCCACCCGGAGTTACTGGTCTCATACCGGATGGTGATGTCACCGTCCAATGGCGCTGGTTGGGTCCCGTTTACGAAGACTCAACTCAGGACATCCTGAACAACTCCATTGTTGTAAGAAACTTACAAGAGTTAGGTGTTGATAGCATTGAAGCACTGAAATACCTCTTCCCGTCTAAGACGGATGAGGAACGGGCCTCGATGTTATCGGGATTTCCGTTCAGGATGGTGAATGAATTACAGGGTGCATACTCTCAATTCGCTCGCCTAGTGGGGGGAATGATGCAGACTCCTCACCCGCAAGCACCGGATCTTCCGATGGCTGCGGATCCAAGATTGGATTTAACCCCATATCTGTATCGAACTTTAGAAGCTCTACAAAAGGAGATGAGTTATGCAGGACGCTACCGTCCAATCGATCCCACAGACGAGCCAGGTTCCGGCAGCGGTGGCTCCCAGCAGCTACGTGGCTCCAGCACCCAGCAGCTACCAAGCAGCCCAGGCTCCGGGTCCAGTGGCGTATCAAGTGGGTACCAGCTACCCGCAAGCAGTACCGCAGGCGGTCCCCAGTTACCAATCCGCCCCTACTCAGTACGCCCCCCAATCCCCATCGGAGAGTCAGGGGAACCCATGGGAATCGGCGTTCAACAAGGTAGTCAACCTTCTGAGCAGCCCGGTTCAATCCCCGTTCCAGGGTCAACCCTCTCAGACGACGCAGTACAGCCCAGCCAATTACGGTCAAGCCAGCGCCCAAGCTACGCCACAATCGGCTCCGCAGACCTGGCAAGCCAACCCGACATTCTCGCCCAACTCTTCCCCAACCTCCTCTCAGGTATCCTTGGAGCAGGTGGCGGATCTGCTCCAGTGGAGTCCGGAAAGCCGGTACGTGGTAAGCGCGTACGGCGTGGAAGCTCCCGCAATCCTAAATAACTATGCCCTCCAGCTGGAAAACATGCTGGATAGCGCAGTTTCCTGGGGCACCGAAGCCAAAGGTCTGATCGAACAGTACGCCGAGTTTGCCGTCAACGAACGTCAAGAGAACCAGGCTTACAACCAGATCCTGACCAACCCTGACATCCTCAGCGACTACACCCTCCAGTTCTTCGGTCCTGAAGGTCCGTACCCTGTGTACGAAAGCGAAGCTGAGCTTGCCACCCCTGGTTACCCAACCGAGATGGTGGATCCCAACTCTGTTTACATGCCTGCTCCTCCTTCGGCTTCTGCTCCTCAGCAGCCTGAGAACTTCTGGGGTAACTTCAAGCAGCAGATGGATTTCGATCCCAGCCAAGCTTGGCGCATCCTGAACCAGGCCCAGCCTCAAGTTGTTGCTAACAAACTCTTTGTGATGGAGTGAGACCATGCGTCCACTTCTTAAATACGGTGTACCTGCTGCCGCTGGTTTAGCGACTGGTGGGTACGCCCTTTCTCAAGGAGAAGATCCCGGTTCTGCGGCACTTGCTGCTGCTGCCGGTGGTCTTGGTGGCGCTGCTGGTTTACTTGGTGCTCGCCAGCTTGCTGGTAAGTATGCCCCAGGTTTACTTCAAGCGGCTAAAGAAGGAAAGGTGGCAGCTGAAAAATCCTTACTCGAATCTGCGGTCAACATGCCAGAAGGTTCGCGTCGGCAGAATGCCCTTCTTGGTTTAGTTGATAAATCAGCGGGTATTGCAATTCCTTCTCAACAAGATTTTGTGCGTGGTGCAGGTAAAGTTGCGGCAGCAGGTTTAGTGCCTGCCTCTGCACTTGCCGCTGGCCTCGGTGGTATCGCCGCTGGTGCAATCCCTGGCACCCTTGGCGTCCCTGGTTTTGTTCAGCAACCAGCACTTGATCCCGAGTCTTACGGCTCCAGTAATTCCATGGGTGCTCGTTACAAGACGCCCACCATGCAGTACGTGTAATAAATAAATTACCGACTGCTAAAATTTGTGTTAGATAAGACATATTCATGTCTGAATCTTTCACCCGATAAAAACACTTCCTGCGACACTGGAGGATAAAACAAAGTGTTCATTGATAACGACTTTCCAAAGATTCTGGGTGCGGAACTTTACCGTCCTCACCCTGCTTACATTGCCGAAATGGCAGTGGAGCC